ACCGATAGTAGAAGTGAAATGTATTTCGATGGAGCTGGTCACCTTGGAGTTGGAACAACAACTAGTCCTTACAATGCTGATTGGGGAAGTAGTTCAAGACAGTTAACAGTTCAAGGAACTAATTACGCAGTACTTAATTTATTTGCTACAACAATACCTACAAGATGGTCCATTGGTTCTGGTGATGATAAACTTTATTTTTATGATGATAAAGATACACAACATAGAATGGTTATTGACCATAATGGAAAGGTCGGTATAGGTAATACTACACCATCAAATAGCCATGCAAATGCTAATATGTTAGTGGTTGGTTCAGGTGGCGCAGGTGGTATGGCATTGTATAATGGTGCAAATGCTGGTGGATATTATTTTGCTAGAGATAATGCAAATAATACTGATGCTTATGATGGTGGAATGAGCTACGATGGAAATAGAAACTTAAAATTCCACACAAATGCTGGTGCAGCTAGAATGACAATTGGTGGTACTGGAAATGTAGGCATAGGTGATACGAATCCACAACATCCATTTAAAGTTCACTTAACAAATGGCGAAATAGCAATGTTTGGTAGTAATGGACAAAATTCATCTGGACAATATTGTGGAATTGGATTAGGACAAGTTCTAGCAAATGGTACTACTTATCAAAAAGTTTCATTAGTATATGAAGGAAGAGATAATGGAAACTATATTGGAAACTTTCGTATTTTAGTTGATACTGAAGCAAATTCCGAAGCTGCAGCATTAGAAGATTCTAAGCTTCTTATTGATGGGACAAATGGTTATCTAGGTGTTAGTTCCGGAACTAACTTAGTTCCTCAATCAAGAGCAGAATTTCATCTTGACCAAGTAGCTGCATCAACAAATGTGACTGGTGCATCAACAGTTCATTTTGGTTCTCAACAACATACCAATGGAGCGATGATGGGTATTACTCTTGGCTATAGAGAACAATCAATGAATTATCGAAAAGTTGGTTTAGTTGCTATAGGAAGAGGCGATAACGCAGCCAGACAAAATTTTGCTATTTTAGTTGATACTACTGCAGATGGCCAAAGTGTTAGAGATAGTGATAGAAAATTACATATTGATGGAGTTAGTGGTGTATGTACTATTGGAAGCGCACAAGCTCAAACTGATAACTATTGTTTAGTAGTTGAAACTCAACATGGTTATGGAAGACAAGGTTCATCTAATAGCACTTATTTCCATCATGAAACTGATAGGAGCTATAATTATTGGAATGAAGCAGGATATTTTAATGGTGGTGCACACAGTTATTCAGATGAAACTTTAAAGAAAGATATAGTAGTAATACCAGATGCATTAGCTTCTGTAGCAAAAATGAATGGTGTCACATTTAAATGGAAGGACCCATCAACACGTGGTGGTAAAGCAACTGGAGAAGGAAAACAATTTGGTGTAATAGCTCAAAATATGTTAGAAGTAGATGCTGAATTACCAACATTGAGTGTTGACCCACTTGCTGAAAGCGGAAATGAAGATGATGGTAAACTATATTCAATGGATTATTCAAGACTTTCACCATATTTTATTGAAGCAATTAAAGAATTAAAAGAAAAATTAGAAGCCGCTGAAGCAAGAATTGCTGCATTGGAAGGTTAAAACCTTATAAATAGTATTAGAGGAAAGAAAGATTATGGCAGCGCCAAATAGTAAAGATACATTCAAAGATTATTGTTTAAGACAACTGGGGTTTCCAGTTATCGAGATTAATGTTGACGATGACCAGTTAGATGATAGAGTAGATGAAGCTATACAATTTTGGCAAACATATCATGACGATGCTACTGAAAAATTCTTTTTAAAACATAAAGTCACAAATAGTGAACTCATATTTCAGGCCGTAACGACTGGAACTTTTACGGTTGGTGAGGTAATTACTGGTGGAACCTCAGGAGCTGAATCAACAGTTCAAGCTGTGCCATCAACATCCACATTAAAATATAATGATATAAAAGATAGTACTAAACCTTTTGTAGGTGGTGAAACTGTCACGGGTGGAACATCTGGAGCAACCGGAGTTATTTCATCTTCAGGTGGAATAGTAAAAGGCGATATTGAAAATGGTTATATACCAATCAATAGTTTAATTACTGATGTTATAAGAGTTATGCCAATACGTGATGATGTATCATCAAGTGATATGTTTGATGTAAGATATCAAATACATTTACACGATATGTATAACCTTGGCTTTATGGGAAGTTTAGCTGAATACGTTATGAGTATGGAATATCTAGATTTATTAGATAAAGTAATTGATTCCGACCAAAAACATATTGATTTTAATCGTCATAGAAATACTTTAGAAGTATTTATGGATTGGGAAGAAGAAGTATTACCTGATGAACATATTGTTGTTGAGTGTGTTAGGATTATAGACCCAGCAACTTATACTGATATATACAATGATTATTATTTAAAAAGATATGCTACTGCTTTAATCAAAAGGCAATGGGGCCAAAACCTCTTAAAATTTGAAGGAATGCAAATGCCGGGTGGCGTTGCATTTAACGGCCGTCAATTATTTGATGATGCCAAAGAAGAATTAACCTTATTAGAAGAAGAAGCAAGATTGAATTGGGAAAGACCAGTTGATTTTTACACGGGGTAATAAATGCCTAGAAATGTTTATTTCAGTCAGGCTGTAAGGTCAGAACAACAACTTTACGAAGACCTGATAATAGAATCTCTTAAGATATATGGACAAGACGTCTATTATATCCCTCGTACTCTTATTAGTAGAGATGCTATCTTTGATGAAGACCCAGCATCAAAATTCGATGATGCATATCTTATTGAAGCATATTTAGAAAATGTAGATGGGTTTAATAATACAGTAGATTTATACTCTAAGTTCGGATTAGAAATACGAGACGAAGCAGAATTCGTAATTTCTCGTAAGGTATGGGAACGAAGAGTTGCTAGGTCAGATACTTCTTATACTGGTTCAGTAAATCCAAAACCAAGAGAAGGTGATTTGTTATTCATGCCAATGACAAATAAATTCTTTGAAATCAAATTTGTTGAAGATGATAAACCCTTTTATCAATTATCTAACTTACCAGTTTATAAACTTACTACTGAATTATTCGAATATTCCGGAGAAGATTTTGATACAGAAATCGAAGTAATTGATGATTTAGCAAATGAAAATTATCAAGTTGCATTTGATGTTATATTAGGTACAGATAATACATATATGGATGTTGGTGAAAGAGTAAGACAAGTTTTAGATTCAAGTGTCACACCAAATATTGTTATTACTGGTGAAATAGTACAAAGAAGTAAAATATCAGCTTCTCAAATGAGAGTATTTATTGACCAAATACAAGTCACAGGAACAAATGATTATAGAGAATTTACAAGTGCTGCAGGAAATATTCTTGTTGGTACAGGTTCTGGTGCTACAGGATATATATCTACAATCTTTAATGACCTTACAGATACTCAAGGTGTAGCTTGGGGCGATGATGAAAGCTCACAGAATGTAGATTTTGAATTGATAGCAGATGGATTCCTGGATTTTTCAGAGGTGAATCCATTTGGTGACCCATCGGAGACTTACTAATGTTTGGCGAACATTTTTATCATGCTACCATGAGAAAGTCCGTTGCGGTCTTTGGTACTCTTTTTAATAATCTCAAAGTAGTAAGAAAAAATTCTTCTGGTAATATAATTAATACCATGAAGGTTCCATTAGCTTATGGACCTAAGCAAAAATTCTTGGCTAGATTAGATAATGAAACGGGCCAAGATGCTAACTTGGCAATTAAATTACCAAGAATGGCATTTGAAATTACATCATTAGCATTAGACCCAAATCAAAGATTAGTAAAAAAAGCTGCAGTATCAGAAGTAAATACATCTGATGTCACGAAGAAAAGATTAATTAAACATTATACCACATACGATATTGGTATGTCATTATATATTTTGGCAAAAAACCAAGATGATGGTTTACAAATAATGGAACAAATACTTCCTTATTTCCAACCAGAATATACCGTGACAATAAGACCTATTGATGGTTGGACTCAATTAAAACAGGATGTTCCTATTGTACTTACATCAGCTCAAGTAAGTGATGAGTACGAAGGTGATTATACTGCAAGAAGAGTATTAACATATCAATTAGATTTTACAATGAAAATGAAATTCTATGGACCAGCTTCAAATACAGGAATCATAAGAGAAATTAATCTTGACTTTAACGAAGATAGAGCTGGTAATAATATATTAGAAGAAATGACTTTAAGAGTCACTCAGCCAGAAGCAGATGCTGATGATAACTATTCCGTCACAACAGTAATTGATGGTGGTGGTGATAACGAACAAACGGGTACACAAACATATACATTTACAGTAGCCGCTAAACAATACGGAACTGGAAATGCATATTATTGGAATCAAACTCAACAAGCAGGATTTAGTTTCCAGAGAGGTGGAACATATATAATTAACTTCCCATCTGCCCACCCATTAAAATTTTCAACCACAAGCGATGGTACACATGGTGGTGGTTCAAATTATACAACAGGAGTATCAGAGCCGAGTTCGACTCAAATACAAATAGTTGTTGGTGATACTACACCTTCAACCTTGTATTATTTCTGCTCAAACCATAGTGGTATGGGTGGAAGAATAGATATAGTGACATAATGAGTAAACATGATAAAATGATGAAGGCTTTAGAAAAAAACCTTCCAGAGAAAATACCTAATCGTCCTATCGTAGATAAAGATATAAAAGATGATTATGAATTTTCAAGAGCAACTT